GGAGAAAACAATGTTCCAAGGAATCTTTCAGCCGTACTAGGACAAAATCAAGACTTTATCCCTACATTTCAACTGTACATTAATGCGATGGTCAAACAGGGAGAACTCCCTAGCGATGTCAATAATTTTTTACAGGGCTTTAGAAAATTTTATGCAGATAGGATGCAACAACAGATCGCAGGACTCAAAGCACAGAAGGCGTTGCAACTGAGACAAGACAAGATGAAACAGATGCCGGTTTTTCTTAACAGAGCTAAAAAGCCATTACAGGCGATGTTAATGTTTTACAAGGCTGTGCAGACGATGAAAGGGTTTGTACTTAAGAAAATGAATCAAGCTATGGCAATAGGTTCTTTCTCGCAAACAGATAGTGGATTGGAGGTGACGGAACCTGAAGGTTTTGTGGCGGTAGATAAATCAGGCAACGCTGTCAAGTTGGTTGATAGGTTAGGATTCTCAAGACGTAATTTGACTGCTGTCAGCAAATTCAAGAAATAGGTTCAAAGTTTTATTAATCTCAAGACTCAATTTTTCTTTATTAAAAAAATTATCGTAGTTGTATTGTCTAAGTGCTTTTGTTTGTAGGTATATGTCCTGCCAGGGTGCATCACGTAACCTATCGCATACGTCAGCAATGGTGTTGATCCTCATATCAGGATCTCTATCTAAATCATATACCTCTTCAAAATAATTATTGAATGTTCGGAATCCCATCTCTCGTAGCCGCTGTAGATATAGATAATTGCCATGCACAATAAAAATGTGTTGTGCTATGATTGGTTTCCAAATCTTTTCAGTCATAAAAATTTCTGTATCGTTGTCGTTGGTTTCGGATACGATGCTACAAGCAGTGTCGTTATATGGCTTTTCATAGATGTCTTGATCCATGCCGTACGGAGGATAATCTTGGGCCCATGGTAATTCGTATTCCTTTGGCAGTTTCCTGTCGGGCCAATACGTGTACAAACTTTTCTTTAATGTGCCTGTGTTTGAAAGTTTTTCAAACATTTTCACCCTGTTCCTCCTAGGATTTTTATTTAGATACAGGAAGTCATACTTCTTCTGTGTATGATCAAAAGCATACTTTTTGTCTTTGTGTTTGTGATACATGTGCGACCAGAACCATGATACGCCACCTGTCCATTTTATATGTTTAATTTTTAGACTAGGATAAAGTTCGGTCTGTGCAATATTGTCTTCGGACTCCCATGGTGTAGCAGATATAAACACAAACCCCTGGCTATGTAGTAGTTTACATCTCCTTTCAAATTCTATTTGGAACTCATCATTATCTTTTAGTCTGTGGTTGTCGTGGCGGACATCAACAATCGCTAATCGCCTGTCGTAGCTCTCAAGGTCATAGTTGTGTAGACGGTAGTATTCTGATTCTAAATCAAAAGTCTGATCTTGTAGGCTGTGTGAACTGATGAACTGTTTAACCTCCTCATGTTTACCAGTTTTCATGAGATCTGTTAGAATAAAATTTCTTTGCATCTACCCTATAAATACCTATATGTTAACACCTTTTTTAAAGTATGTATCAGAGGGCAAGGTCATAAGGAAATTTAGTGACCTACAGCGATACACGTTCCCGGAAGTAACTGAGAGAATATATCTAAGTTTCTTGGCTTTAGCCTTAATGAGCCAAGAGAAGGCCACCAAATCATTCACAAATTCTTATGCCAAACAAACAATGGCAAAAGGCACGTTTGACCAAGTAAGGATGATCAACAATGACCTTGCAAACATGTTGGCTATTGTGTCTGGGGATCCAGAAATCACAAAGAAATTGAAAAATAAAAATCAAGCCCAGGCCATGAGACAGCGACAACCTGTTCCAATAATGGCAGTAAGAAGATATCTAAGAACTTTCGATGACCATTACAAAAATTTAACCCAGTTTGAACGAGCTTTGAATATTAGTGATGCAAACTATCGGAATGTTAGAAGAAATATTGCCAACTTCAAAAGTCTAACCACCAAAGAAAGATCAAAAACCATTGCTAGGTTAAAACAGATGTTACAATCAAAATTACCAAATACCGACATACAAAGGAAATTCAAGGAGCTGTAATCATGGAAAGTAAGGTAGAATATATATGTGAGGACTGTGGTTGCGAACAGCACTGCAGACAGTCTTGTGGGGAATGCCTTGACTGTCCGGACTGCTTTTGTCAGGAATGTGATGCCGGACGAGAATAGTTTTTGGGTGCTATATGGTCAGCATAAAGAACCAACGTTTCTCGAAGATGCCGGTAACGGACAGAAGCTCCAAAGAGATACCGCACTTGAATATGTAAAAAGTTGGCGTGTTTGCCTGGACATAGGAAGCAACATCGGCCAATGGACTAGACCACTCGCAGAAAAATTTGATAGTGTGGTCTGCTTCGAACCTAACCCAAATTTCAGAGAATGTTTCACCAAAAATATTAAACAGAAGAATGTGGTGCTTTGGCCATATGGGCTTTCAGATAGATCACACAAAGCAGTGCAAGATTTCAACAGCACAATGTTGAAGGAAGGTGATGGAGATATTGAATGTAGAACTTTGGATAGTTTCGGACTAACCAACGTAGATCTAGTAAAGATAGATGTTGACGGTTTTGAAGTGCCATTGCTGAATGGTGCAAAAGAAACGTTATCTAACAATAATCCAGTTGTTAACATTGAGATGAAATGGAAAAGGAAACACATAGTTTTCGAGTGTGAAAATATATTGTTTGGTCTGGGCTATCGGCACGTCAAAAGGACAAAAAGTGATGAGATTTGGATGAAATCGTAATATTACAGCATAATTTACCAACTTTACCAATAAATACTTACAACTTGATTCCTGAGCGGAATCACGTCATTTAAATCAGATAAAAGGAGGATTAAAAATGGCATACGACGGAACAATACCAGCAGGCGGTCCAGGAAACTTTGTTTCACCTAATACAGCTCAAGAGCATGAAGGTGTAGCAGTTGACTTTATCACTGTTGATTACATATCTGACGTTTCAGGTGAGATTACTCACTCGTTAGCGTCGGCAAACACAGCGGCTCTAAAATTATCTATGGAAGCTATCCAAAACCAAGGTGTAAACATCTTAGGTAATGGTGTTCTAAGTAATTCAGACACAGAACAAACTTACATGGTAAGAAGAGACTCACTTGACACAATCAGTTCAACTACTACGGTAGCGGCTATACAAGCGGCAATCAGAGCATTGGACGGATTAACTCCAGATAAAGTTACTGCAACTATATCATCTGCTACAGCGGCTGATAGAGACATGGGTGACACATCTGTAGGCGCATAATAACATTTGAAGGAGAAATAGAAAATGGCTTATGATACTAGTAAAGTAGCAGGTGGAAAAGGTAACTTCTCGCTGAACCAAAACTTTGAAGTAGAAGGTGTTGACGTAACATTGTTAACAGTTGACTTCATCAATGACATGTCAGCAGAGACAGGAGACTTAACTACAGGCTCTACAACAGCAGGTCTACAAATGGTTAGACATGCTTTCGAACACCAAGGACTAAGAATCTTAGCAGAAGGTCCATTGGTTGATTCGGACACACAAAAAACGTACATGGTAAGAACTGACGCTTTGGACAGTCTATCAAGTACAACAACAAAAGCGGCGTTACAGGCATACATTAGAACATTAGATCAATCTAGTTCTAGTTTCCCTGGAATTGCGGCAGACATAACAGGTGCAACAGTTACAGAAACTAAAATTGGTATCTTAACTGCGAATGCTGTTAGTTAATAGTTAAAGCATAAGGAGAAACTAAAATGCCAGCAACAAGTAACGCAACAGCAAACATGAGTAGAAGACAGTCGTTCAACGGCAAAGGCATCACTTTCATAGAAATGATGTTCGATGACGAAGTAACAACTACAGCTACTACTCCTGACACTAAAGGTTCAGTGTTTAATGACATGAGCACATTGGTAGGTACTTTCGGTACTATCCTTGCTCAATCATACACACTGGCGGCGAAAGCAACTGAAAAAGACGCGGCCGCGGCGGCGTCAATAATTGAAGACGAACTTTGTGACTACTACACTTTTATGGTAGAAGGCACACCAGGTCAATTCAATGCGGCAGACTCAACAGGAGACATTAATTTGGATCCAGGTGCGAAGGAAACTTCAGACCCAGGAGTCATTGCAGACGCAGAAACAGACATCGAAACTGAAATTTTGGCGAGAATCGCAGGAACTTCAGACTCAGCAGGTGGAGTTCACGTAGACGTGAGATTCCTACCAGCAGACGGTGTTCATTCAGACGGTGTTGATGAAGTATACGGTTTTAACTCTGCAAGAGTTAACGCATAATACTTTTTAAATTACCAAAGGGCGGATTCTATTATTGAGTCCGCCCTTTTTTTGTGGCTTAAATATCAAAAAAGGAGAATTTTATGATTAAAAAATTCACAGTTGAGATAAATGTCGGAGACATCGTTGAGATAGGTAGAATGCACTTGGCCAATCAAGAAATAAAAGCTATAGAAATAGACAAGTGGGGACATCCGGTAATGGTTTTAGAAAGTGGTAGAAAAAGAGGCCTCTTTAATTATAGATTAAAAAAACTAATACCTGACGACGTTGTTAGGAAACAGGAACCAGCCGACATTGTGATGACTAAGGAGCAATGGGCAGAAGCCGAAAGAAAAATAAAAGAATCTCAATCTAAATAGACTGTTTTCAACATCTTCACATGCACGAGTATAGAATACACACACTGGTTGATATTACGGAGAATGGAAACCTCAAGCAGGCATTTCCTTTTAAGACCAAGCACGGTGTAGTCGTAGAAGACAAGCAATCACTGACCATTGCTCGTAATCAAAACGCAAATTTCAACACCTTATTACAACTGTTACAGTTGCGTGGTAACATCACGTGGGAACTGCCACCGCAGAGAGTAGAACTGTTGTCACTTGGCAACCATGACTTTGGTTCATATTATGAAGGTGGTCATTCTACATGGCACTTCCAGTTCTTTACTGAACAGACTGATATTTTTGGAGACCAGACAGACCCAACGGAAAATTTAGTGGAGGATTTTAATCTAGTGCCTATTATGTCGGAATGTAGCAACACTGCACATTTTCCGATACAGACTTTCGTAACTAAGGATCTCTCTGGCACCAGCCAGCAAAAGGTTATTTCTGCACTCGCAGGCGGTGTTATAAACACCTACTTTTCCTATGCAGGATATCAAGATAAATAATACTATAATTTAGGCACAAAATAAAAAACTATTAAAGGCACACACAGGCAATGACCCAGGCTCATGTACAGGCTCTACTAATGGAGGTACGATTCCTCAAAAAACTTTTAGAAAAATTTATGAGTACAACAGATTTAGAAAAACAAAACCTAGAAGCACACGTGGACCTATGTTCTGAGAGATACAAGGGCTTACATGACAGGCTATCAGCGATCGAACTGCGACTGGGGAAAATGAATGAGGATATGATCGCAGGACAAAAAAGTTCATCAAAGACAATAATAGCAACAGCAGGCACAGTTGTCGCAGGCTTACTATCTACAGTGGTGGTTATCCTGATGAAGATGCCAGGCTAAACTTACCAATTAATGTTCATACAAATAGCACCTAAGGCCCGTGTCTACGTTTCGGAAGTAGACGTTGAATTCATTAAACAGCATTCACGTGGCGCCTTTAAAAGCACAGACCTATCACCGAGAGATGCCGAGAGGGCAAAAGTTTTGGCTGATAAGGCGGTGTTTGTTCGTAAGAAACTTGACACTGGTATGCAATATGCTTTAAATAGGAAAATAAAGTTTGTTGCACATGACACTAAAAAATAGATCAGAACTGGTAAAACAGATTGAGGCCTACGGTCTCAAGAATAAACTTGCTGACCTGGTAAGAAAGCAAGAAGCAAGAAGGCCGTTCAGGCATCTCCCCAAACAGTTCTCAAAAGGAATATTGATAGGAAACATTGCGATTGTACCTAAGAAGTCGACAGGAACAAGATATGTGTATGTTATAGCAGACATGTTAGAAGCTAAAGTGTTACACGATAACATAA